AAATATACTCTTGCGATTCATAAAAACATAATAAATGAAAAACAACAGGCCCGCCAGGAAAACAGCACCCTGAACAGTGGCGACAAGTCTCTTTATCTGACACACAAAGGAGTTGTCACCAGGGGGGCATATGACACCCGAACCAGCTCCAGCTGCAAGATAAGCCCCACCCATTGTCACATTCTGACGAGCATTAGGATCGCGACGCATTTAATATATCAAAATATTTAAATTTCTTCAAGAAGAGCTTTTGTTTTTTCATCCTTGAACTTGTAAAGAACATCCGGTTGATCTAAACTACCATCTCTAAGTAATCTAAAAATTCCACTTTCAGTATCTAAATCATATATATTAAAATTATCTTCTAAATTGAATTTGTCTGTCCGAGTAGCCAAATTTACTGATATGCTCCCTTCTGACCCGCTTATAATCCTATGGAAAATTCCACTAGGCCATACGACCATAGCAGGTTGTTCGCAATAAAGTTTCCCATTTTTATATACTCTATCTGGTGTAATAACAAAAGATGCTTTTTCTTTGCGTTTTGGACAATAGATATCCACAAATCGCTCTCCTTGCAAAACCATCAGGTTATCATCTTGACCTGTGTGCATATACCAAGGACGTTTGATTGAACCTATAGGTCCCGGAGATATGCCATTAGCTTTGTGGATTACTCGATCAATTCCGTGAATAAGAGGAATATCGGATTTCGAAACTTCATCAAACATAACTCCAGCGGTTCGACGTAGCGTTCGCAAAGGTAAAATTCGATACATTTATCATAAAAACGCACAATGTCTTTAATGTCCTGTTGACCCAAAGCCATCTTCGCCGCGAGAAGTTGACACAAGAATGTCAACCTCTAGAACATCTGGAACCTCGCAACGCTCTAGGATGAGCTGGGCAATTCGATCACCCTTCTTGAACTCGACTGGTTGAAGTCCCAGATTGAACATCGCAACCTTGACCTCACCTATATAATCTGGATCGATGACTCCTGCACCAATATGGATACCGTGCTTCACAGTAAGACCAGAACGAGGAGCAACACGCCCGTATACCCCACTCGGTAACTGAAATCCGAGACCAGTAGGAACAAGAATATGCGACTGAGTATCCAAACGAAAATCTTCAACACAAGCCAAATCATACCCCACGGCATCCGGCGATCCTCGAGTAGGTAGAGTGACATTACTATTGAGAAGCTTGACACGAAGTGGCTCCATTTCTGAATATCAATAAACCCTAAACTTTATATTCCTCAACTTTACCAGTTCTTGCGGCCCGAAATGCACTAGTTAGAATACCAAGAGATGAACATATCAAACAGGGTATTATTTCATTGTTCAATATATGTGATGTGCGGCAGTTATCAAAACCAAAAATCTAAGTATTCGTATAAATGAATTGGTTGAGTTTGAACAGGCCTATTACAAACTGTTGGAGGAGAAAACAGGTCCCGAGTCACTCGCGACTCAATGCAAGAGTCGTAACATACTCTGACTTTTTGACAAGGGTTGACGACGGAGACATCACAGATGTTGCAATATTTCCAGGTTCTCCAGAAATTCGATTTCTTGATTCGAGTGGTCATTTTGATACAACAAAGGTAATCCTCAATGATTCGTTCATCAATGAACTCCGCGATCACGTGGTAAATATACAGATTGCTAACCCACCTGTAAACTTTATTCAGGATATACTACCATATATTCTCATTGGTAGCTTCTTGTTGTTTATCATTAGAAATTCTCCAAAGCCTCCAGCTATTCCAGGAACCAAGAGGGAATTCGAGATTGTCAAAGATATTGAAACAAGATTTGACGATGTTGCTGGAATTGACCAGGAACTCAATGAAGTCAGAGAAATTGTTGACTTTCTGAAAACTCCCGAAAAGTTTATTGAAGCTGGTGCCAAAGTTCCAACCGGTTGCCTCCTATCTGGTCCACCAGGTACTGGTAAAACCCTAATTGCTAGGGCTATCGCGGGTGAAGCCGGGGTTCCATTTATCGCCACAAGTGCCTCACAGTTTATTGAACTTTTTGTAGGGCTTGGTGCTTCTAGGGTTCGAAACCTTTTCAAACTTGCTCGAGAGAATGCACCTTGTATAGTTTTTATTGATGAACTTGACGCCATAGCAAAATCCCGTAGCCCTTCGCCAATTGGCAATAACAATGATGAGAGGGAACAGACACTCAATCAGATTTTGACCGAGATGGATGGATTCAAAGAGAATTCTGGCATCATAGTTTTGGGTGCAACAAACCGACCTGATGTCATAGATCAAGCCATCCTTCGACCTGGTAGGTTTGACCGAAAGATTGAGGTTGGTCTACCAGATTGTGAAGGTCGCGAAAAGATTCTCAAAGTTCATTCGAAAAATAAAAAACTTTCTGAGGGTGTAACTTTGGATGACCTCGCAAAACTCACAATTGGCTTCAGTGGTGCAGAACTCCAAAACCTAATGAATGAGGCTGCAATCTACGCGGCTAGGGATGGACGAACAGGAATCACACGACTTGATATTGATAATTCGTATGAGAAGGTGACTATTGGTCTCCCAAAGACTCGCAAAATTGACGAAGACACAAAGAGACTTGTCGCATATCACGAAGCTGGACATGCCATTATGGGGGTATTCTGCGGTCAGAAGGTTGGCAAAGTTACCATCCTACCCAGAGGCGGAGCATGCGGTTTCACACAGATCATACCAAATGAGGATGGTTCGATGACAACCCAGAATGACCTAAGGAATCAAATAAAGATTGCTTTGGGTGGAAGGGCTGCCGAAGAACTCGTCTATGGTGAGGCAAACATAACAACCGGTGCGGCTGCAGACCTCCAACAGGTTACACAGATTGTCTATAACATGTTTGAGAATTTTGGATTCTCATCGACAGTTGGAAATTTTGCTGTTGATGAAGATTCGAGTGAATTCCTAAAATCACAGGTTGACCAAGAGGTCCAGTATTACATTGCTAGAATATACGACGAGGTTCGAGATGACCTAAGTGTGTATAAATTGGTTCTGAGCACGCTAGCTGAGACCCTTGTGACAATAGATACGGTCTACGGTGAGACTGTTGAAGAGCTTGTGTATAAACCCGAAAATTTTATTAATTGAATAATTTAGATGTTTCTCTGGATAGCAGTGTGTGGTATAGGGGTTTCGTTTTTGGCATCTTGTGGAATTGGGGCAAATGATGTGGCCAATTCCTTTGCCACAAGTGTTGGGTCTAAGACTCTCACACACACACAGGCTATATGTATGGCCTCTGTGTGTGAATTTCTTGGTGCCATTCTTATGGGCTCCAGGGTTACCAAAACTATAAGAAAGGGTATAGCTGATATTGATTATTATGTTGATTCTCCCGAGATACTTATGTATGGTATGCTCTGTGTTCTAGTTTCTGTGACATTCTGGCTTTTTACAGCGTCACGCTTAGGTATGCCTGTATCCACAACACACTCTACAATTGGCTCAATCATAGGGATGAGTATGGTTGCAAAGGGTTCAAACTCTATCGTATGGGGCTCCGAGATTAGTGATGAATTTCCATACCTTACAGGTGTATCAAAGATTGTTGCATCGTGGGTTGTATCGCCACTTCTGTCAGCCATGTTTGCAATGACAATGTTCCAGTTGCTCAGAATGACCAAGGTATTTCAATCATACAACAAGGCCCTACTTATGTTTCCAGTTGTGACCGGTATTACAATGTTTATAAATACATTCTTTGTAATATCAAAAGGTTCTGTACTCAGTGACCGTTATGATGATGTTGAGCGTGTTGTGATATCGGTGTGTATAGGTATTTTCAGTTGTTTTCTGTCAGTTGCAGCAATTCCATTGATAAAGAAAAGAACACACGAGGTAGAGGGTGTTTTCTCAGCGTGTCAGGTTTTCTCAGCTATGTGTGATTCCTTTGCCCATGGTGCGAATGACGTTGCCAATTCTATTGGACCGTTTGTGGCAATATGGTCAATCTATGAGAATGACATGGTTCAGAAGGAGGTCGACGCACCAATATGGATATTTGTTGTTGGTGGTGTGGGTATAGTTGTAGGACTTGCCACATATGGTCATAGAATAATAAAAGAGATTGGCGTCAAACTCACAAATATCACAGCTTCTAGGGGTATGTGTATAGAATTGGGGGCGGCATCTGTTGTTATCCTCGGCACAAAGTATAGCATTCCTCTTAGTACAACACATTGCCAGGTTGGAGCAACAACCGGTGTTGGTCTTTTAGATGGTGTTGACAATGTTGATTGGAGAATCATACGAAAGACCGTCTTTGGGTGGATCGCAACCCTCGTTGTGACAGGAAGTGTTGCAGCGTGCTTAACGGCTCAAGGGATTTATTCCCCGTATGTAAATTGCTAGACAAAAACAAAAACTTCATTGTAAAGTTCCCTCGAATGTTTAAATAGTGCAATTTTCTCATCTTCATTCAGATCATCCCAACCACTCCTTGGTTCCGTAAGAAGCCAACGCAACTGCTCGAAGCCTCGCATAGTTGAATCCTTGGGATAATTATTTTTTACAATGTAGTAAAACATCCTGATATTGGCAACAGTTGCTGCAATCGATAAATTAAGTGATTCGACGGTGAATCTTTCAATTACCAGTTTATCTGTGATGCTTGATGGCAGATTTTCAAAAGCATCACAGAGAGCCTCTGTTGTTTCAACGAGTTTCTCCATTTAATTTATTACAATTCAGGTCTTTAGTTAACTTCTTCGGTTTACTTAAGAGATTAATTTTTTAGGTTGTTATGATCACTTGTAAATGCAACCCAAAGTTTCTCTACGTATCGAAGGAAACTTTTGATAAACACGTAAACGGTCAGGCTCACATAGATATGATGATGCAGAAGTTGAAAAAAGATATATCAAATAGCTTGCAAAAAGGCGGATGGTTCACTGCTACTAGAGGCAAATAAGGAAATGAAACATCATATATGTAGAAGATGGTGGCAATCATCCGATTCGTTGGCCCTCAGGGTAAGTCCTTCATTACCCGTGCACAGACCTGGCGTACCAATCCTCAAGATGTCACCGGTATCGTCTGGGACAAGGCTATCAAGAAGTACGGACAGCAGAATTTTCGCCGCGAAGTTCTATGGCAGGGTGAATTGAGTGACCTCCAAGTAACTCGTAAGTTTAACAAGTTTGTTAAGGAGTATGAACCAGAATTTAATATTTAAAACTCTAGTCATTGTAATATAGTATGACGACAATACCAAAGGCTATGCGACATCTGTATAGGAGGAGACTTAATAGCATATATGATGGGAATATATCACACAAGAAGAAGGGTTCGAACAGATTTATCATAACACCTGGTTCTTTAAGGAAACACTGCCTAAATGATGAAGATATGGTTCAGGTAAATGTCGCAGATGATTTGTATTGGGATGACGGGGCTTCACCATCTCGTGAGGTTATGCTCCATTATTACACACTCTTTGACACAATAGATGAGCTGTATGTTGTGCATTGCCACCCACCAAATGTTTTGAGATTTATAAGGGACAATGAATTCAAAGATATAAAGACATTCTTACCAGAATTGGAATACAAGATAGGTGATGATGTGGGATATTACTCAGCCGGAACAGATAGACTTGCAAAAGAAGTGTATGAAAACCTGCGAGGAAATGACATAGTGGCACTGCACAAACATGGGATTGTTGCCAAGGGTGATGACCTCCAAAAGGTTGTTGATATGGTTGAGGTCTTGGACTTTTATTGTGCAATCTAGATTAGAAGCTCGTGCGGTTGGTGGGGATTCCAGAAGACCTTTGCCAAAGCATTATGGATGCAGTTGTCCCAACTGTTACTATGCGTGTGTTAAACACGGTAGCCACGATTAGGTTTTTTGTAGACTAAGTATATCCAATGGTTCGATGCCATTGTGTTTTCAAAATTGCAAACTTTGTAGGGTTCGGTTTTACCTCCTAATAGAACTAGATAATCAATGGGTCTGTTCAAAGTGCTATAACAAAAACTTGTTTAAAGGTGTCCGCCGAACAGCCGCTATGTATAGATTCACAAACGTGCTAGGGTCACGCTAGCTTAGAAGCCAGGTCCGCGTCGGCTGTGTAGTAGGTCTTGCCCTTCATAACAAAACTGTAGACCCTAGCCCACCCCCACGCCTGCTGAGACGCACCGGGGCGGTGGCCGGTCCTCCAAGCAGCCAAACCGCGGTCGTAAACCTTCTTGAGGATACCATAGGGAACCTTTGTAACCTTGGCAATCTTCCTGAGCTTATCACCCTTTAGACCCTTTAACTTTTCCGAGTACTTTTTCTCAAATGCCGCGGTGTACCTGGATTTACGAACCTTCTTACCTTTATCAGTTGGAAAGGGTCTGTAGGCCCTGGGGTCATTAGACTTGGATTTCATACCCTCACGAATGCGTTTGATTCGCCGCTTCTTTTCACTTTCTGAAAGGCCGCTTAAATATTTTGCTGGGACCGACATATAGTATAATTATAAGAAGTATTATTATCAGTAGCCAATAGTAGTTTCTTTCATAGAGTGCACGTGCCTCTCTATAGCTAAGCACCCTCTTGCCATTCATTTTGTTCACCTCATTATGAATGTCAATAAGCCAATGGATCAGGTCATCCCTGTTATTCACGGGTATTGGTGTTTGGTTGAGTTGGTTCTGATAATGTTGTTTGCATTTGTCACAGGGTAATCTATCAATAATATTTCTAAAATATGCTGAAATCTCCTGTTTGTCGCGGATAGTTGGATTTCGCGGATAGTCTATGGTCCTCTGGTGCATCTCTTTCCATAGAGGAGGACCCCATTCATCTGGACTTTGGTTTCCCATATCTCTTAATATAGTCATCTAAAAATGTTTCGTCTGGAAGATATCCACCCTTGTTAATATAGATAATATCAGTTGAAACATCCTTCAAACAGTTTAGACCTTTGTAGAGGAAACCTTCATATCGAGTCTCTGGATCACATTTGATGTGTTTGAAAAAGCTTGCAACATCCAATATGCTATTAAAATACAATCCATAAAAATTGTAATAATCAAATTCATCACTATAGAGACCTGGATGTTTCTCGAACCATATCGTCTGCATTGAAACGATAGTTGTCAAAGGGCAATCTTTTTATTTCCTCATCGCGTTTAAACTTTAGTTGATTCTTTTGAACCTCGTAGAGAATCATACAGAACGCATCAGCTATGTCGTGCTTCCGTGTAATCTCAGGAAGTGTGATGTGCTTTGAGGCAATTGAGACCACCCTCTCCTTCCTCTGTTCATAATCAAGATGACCAAATCCAAAATGGCAATGTACAGAATTTGGTGAAATTAATTTAATTTTATCTCTGAAAATAAAAAATAAAAGTGCTTCAATATTTGTTAGACCACCTGGGGGTTGTCTCTCCATCAATATAACATCAGCACTATGAAGAACATCTTGATATTCCTGAACAAAGTGAGCAACTAGATCGGCAACTTCATTTGTATGGGGAATTCTACAACCTTTTTTACAATGAATCTTACTGATATCAATCTTTTTCATAAAATGACTTCTAAAAGTATCTTTACCAACTTCAACCTGGATTAGTCCCAAATTTTTATAGCCAACATCAATGGCAGTATAAAGCATACTTTATGTTGAATTTGTTTCTTAAAGTATTATAAATGAAGGCTGTCCCACTTATTGCAACATTTTTACCACTTATACTGGCTGTTGTCATCTTGATGAGAATTCCAGTTGAACCTGTTTATATTGAAGTACCAGTTCCCTATATGGTCGAAAGTCCCAACACTCCAGAATCAACCGCAAGAGGTCGGACTGAGCCACCAGAATTCCGTCAGCCACCCCTCAAGCAGTGGCGTCCCAAGAAGTATCAGCAGATGGGTCTCCTCTCAAACGGGGCTGAGACCCTACCCCTCTATGGTAAAGAGAGTGCAACCCATCGTGACCGCTTCTTCTATTACACCACCACACCAGGTGAGCAGATTTTCCCATTGCCAATAGAACACAATGGGAGAGACTGTATGGATGATATCGGGTGCCCAGAATTCTATGGAAATGAGAGCGTATCTGTTACTGATCGCGAGGGTGCGTACACTGCCAAGATTTATAGGACTGAACAATTTCAGGACCTAATGTAAGATGGTGGTACCTTTGGTAATCACCAGCAGTCTCTTTATGTTACCAGCTATAAAATGTTTTAGAAAACGGAAAAGGTTTATGGCACTTGTAAATGGGTGTACAAGTTTGGTAAGTATGAACTATTGGAGAAACCCTGTCAAGGGGGTTAGGCAAACTATGGATTTCACATTGGCCAAGACTAACTTTGTTTTACACTTTCTACAGGCAAAGTCCGAGCATACTCCACTAGGGATGTTTATTGGGGTGTGTTGGTGGAAGTCTACAGAGGCGGGGAAGAATTGGCCAATGTGGCACGCATTGTTCCACACCGGGGTCATCTCAGGTATGTATGCAATCAGTGCATAGACCAGTCGATTATCCGATAATATAATGAAAGTGTTTTACTCTTTTCGATAATTTGGTTTTTCAAATTAATTAATTCCTTCCCAAGATTTGTTTGGTAGTTGAGAATATCAGTTAATGTATCAACCTTTCCACCTTCAATCTTGAGTTGGTCAAACTTGGTTTGGATACTCCTGATAAGAGGCCTATCCAAGTTTTTAGGGGGTTGGGGAAGTGCCTCCCAAACTTGATGAATATATAATCGTGACTCATCTGGTATCACAGTGTCATATACAATGTGAAAGTACTCTTTCCATTCAACCTCCCCACCAGTTGTTGCCACATCAGAATAGCTGAATTCGTCAAAAAGTTCGGTTGAAATTTCTTCAATCAACTTCCAAAATTTTTTTGAAAAGTTTTGATTCTTGGAATTTTTTACTTCTTGTGTAAACTTGAAATCTTCTTGAAGATCTTCAATTTTTTTTTCAAGTTTATCCTTCAACTGTTCAACATCAAAGATGACATCTTCAATAACCACATCATTCCCATTGTATTTGACACCAGTTTTAATGTGAGCATCAAGTGCAAGGTGCCTGAGGGAAAGCATTTGGATTGGTCCAAGTGCTTTGCACTTGCCACTTGGGACATATTTACTTAAAATTTTTGACATATATAACACTATGAAGTACGTAGACTTATTCTGCGGCCTTGGTGCGTTTCACACATCTTTTAACAAGTTGGATGGAAACCATCAATGTGTATTAGCCTGCGACATAGATGAGAAGGTTAGAAAGATATACAAGGAGAACTATGGCATAGAACCATATGGGAATATTTGGGACATCAAGGAATTCCCAGACTTTGACTGTCTCTGTGCCGGGTTCCCATGTCAACCATTTAGTATCGCTGGTAAGAAACAGGGATTTGATGACAAAGAAAAGGGTAATCTTTTCTATGCAATTATGGATATAGTTGACAAGAAAAAACCAAATACACTCATATTGGAAAATGTCAAAAATCTCAAAACCATCCACGATGGCGAGACTTTTAATACTATTATATATGAGATTGAAAAACGTGGCTACAATGTATCCTACAAAGTTTTAGATTCAAGATATTTCAATTCTCCTCAATCGAGACAAAGGATATTTCTTGTTTGTGACAAAAAAATAACATTTCATTTCCCAAACATCAAGAATGAGATTGTCCCTGTTTCATCAATAATAGATTTTTCTGATACAACTGAAGTCAATCTTGATAAGTACAATCTTGAAGAATGTACTGGGCATATGAAGTTTAAACTAATAAACAAGGAGACTAATAAGGGTGGTCGCCAGGGAGAAAGGGTCTATAACATTGATAGTTGTGGAGCAACCGTATGTGCGTCATCGGGGGGACCTGGGGCTAAAACCGGACTCTACTATATAAATGGGGTCGTAAGACGGCTCAGTGTCAAGGAGACCCTACAGATGTTTGGATTTTCGATTGACTATAAACACAACACGCTACCAAACGCGGACCGGATGTTATTCTACCTAGGGAACAGTATAGTTGTGAATGTGCTGGATGCTATTCTAACCGCGTACATATCTCAATCAGAGAAGGTGTGATTTTGAGCTTGATCTGTGTATCGTCTGGACGCGGGTCAGTCTTTCCACCTCCTTTCCTCTGAACATAGATATTTGGTGTGATGTGGACACAGGTTCTCTTGACCTGTATGTTAATGTTCTGATATATCCACTCCTTTAGACGAGAGGTCTCAACAATATACAGTGTAACTTCTGAACAGTCATCTGTGTGCATAAATACCCAGTAGAGAGAATCACCAATACAGCTGGATAGATACTGCTTTACTTCAGCAGTATTAGCCTTGAGGAGTTCCTCAAAGCCCGCCTTTTGTTCCTTATTCATACTTCTCTTATTGCACAGCTTATCAAGCTGAAACTGGATATCTGGTTGTGTGAAGGCACTGGCTATAGGACGCCTGTCAAACGAGTCACCCCTTCCACCAAAGTTTTTGAATTTTTTATTTTGAACAGGGAACTGGACATCCCCAATGTGGACTATATTATCATGCTTGAGACCATGAGGGGATTTCTTGATGACTGTTGTCACCCCCTTGAAAAACTTTGAAACCTTGCTGTGGATTATCGGACACTCTCTAAAAAATTTTTCCGCCCTAAACCCACCTATGGCAACCTGAGACATTTTACACCGAGAATTGCTCGGAAACTTCAGAAACTTTCAAACAAATATTTTTATCAAAAAAATTTTTAAAAAGTTTTACAAAAGTTGATCAATTGTTTTTGAAGATCCAATTTGGTCTAAAAATCCCTGAACAATTGATCGACTTGTGGGTGTTTCACACATCTGTTCCAGGTCAACATCCTTGACACTCTCATCAAATTTCTTGGCAATCAGTTTGATTACCAAGTCCTTCTCTGTCTTTGGTGCGTGCTTACCACAGAACTCCCCATTTGAATGCTTGAACTTGCAACGCTCCCCAGACTTGAGAACAAACCCACACCGCAGAGAATCCTCTGGGATTGAGATAGGTCCGGGCATCAGTCCAACCGCTTGTGGTTGATTCTGTGGCGTTGGGACCTGGCACCATTTCAAACAAATATTTTTATATTATAAATGTTGCCAAAACTCCGCCCAATTGATTATGGTAAAAAGGTTCTGAAATACAAGCTCGGTGACACGGAGGAAAAGCGTCACAAAGCCATTAACAGTGGCATCAAGGCAAGCTCAAAGATTTATGGTTCTCGGAGAACCGCCGCCATCAAGAAAAAGGCTCGTTTCAATATTCTTAGGATTTACAGACGATACCTCAAGAAGGGTGAGTGCCAAAAGATTACAAAAGATATGAGATATATCGACAAGAAGTACATCAAGAATGGCACAACTAAAAATATCTGTTGATAGTAAATGTCCAAGGCGGCACCATTGATTATAATTTTTGTAATACTGGGTGGAATAGTTGCGTGGGGAGCTATGACCGACTGGACCTTCTCAGGACTCTTACCCAGGAAGGGAGCCAAATGCACACCAGAGGAAGGTGATGAAGATGAGAATGCCGCTGAATATATCTATGATGAAGATGAAGAATGCACAGTTGTAAACAAATGCAAAACTGAGTGGGAACCTAATACTTCCAATACAGCCTGTGAGTACTCAAAAGCTGCCACAGAGTGTACTCCAACAGGAACCCCAACTCCAAATGGGAAATACACTTTTGATGAGGATAAACTTTGTAAGTTAACCAGTTGCGAGAATGATTTCAAATTGAACTCGGCAAATACTGCATGTGACGAATGTATTGATGGTTACACCAAGGAAGGTACGGTATGCAGAAAGTGCAAGGCTGATGACGTCACTCTACCAACCAGTGTTGGATTAGAATTTATAGAGGATGTTGTCGGTCAGACTTATAAAACTGAAAACGGTAACTGTATACCAAACAGGATGTTATTTGATGGTAATAATGGAACGGTCAGTTGTGATAATTTTTGTGCTGGTTATCAAGGCGGACCTTGGCCGGGTCCAGAAGCCGTACCACCCGAGTGGAAGGGTGCCAAATGTGTTGGTGTGACAAATGGGGATGATTATAAAACTATGGATACAGAAATAAAGTGTGAAACGGTCAGAGGTCAAAACCAAAATGCTGACCACATATGTATCTGTGAACGAGATGACACCCTCCCATGGGTTTTATGAGCCAGCAAGTATTCTTAAAATTCAATCAAAGTGCGTCTACATTCTAAGCCTGGCCTAGCAAATGGTGGAAGGTCTTGCAAAAGTTTTCCATCTTGGGAACAACTTCAGAGTTCCAGTACTCCTGGTCGCGGGCAATATCATAAGACTTCCGCTCGTTGTTGAACTGCTCAATCAGACGAGCATCTTGAAGGTTCATCATATGGAGATAGGTCTGAACCTGAACAAACTCATAGTCCCGAACCTTGTTGAATAGAGCCTTGGTCCTGTTCTTAATCTCAACCAGAACCTTGGTCCCATCCTCCTTCTTCTGATAGCGGTCGATGCGTCCAACAACCTGGTACTGAGTGCCTTCTATGACCGCAATGGTCCACTTGTAGAAGGTGTCATCAGTCATAAGCTCAGCCTCGTCAAGGTCTGCAGTCTTGTCCTCCGAGTTTATACCGTGTGTAGTATAGATCATCTTCCGCATATGGTCATTGACCTGGGACTTTTGCTGAGTGGACAACTTGCCATCATTGGCAACCAAATCCTGAACCCTCTTGAGGATAGTCTGAACCTCATCAGATGACTCCGGAGTCTCCTCCAAAGCAGCCTTCAAAGTAGCCTGTGCCTCATCAGACTTTGCCAGGGCTTCCAGGTTGGCATCATCTCGGGTCTGACCCTTGAAAGTATCAGGAGAAACCTTCTTCCAGAGGTCATCAATCACCTCAGCAGGCTTGCGGTAGTTGTTGTTCCCCATACAGGCTGCAACCTCACTCGCCTTGATAACGACCCGCTTGGGGGTGATAGGCTTGTAGACTCGTGGATCATTCTTCAGGAGAGTAAAGACCTCTCCAGCAGCCCGAGCATCATTGAGAGCGTCATGGGCACCATCAAGTTCCTTGCCAAATAGGCCCCTGTAAAGTGCCTCCAACTTGATTGGCTTTAGGAAAATCTGGCGGTAGAGCTTGAGGGTGCAGTTGGGGTTTATGGAGTCCATAATCCCGTCATCCAAACCCCGGCGGAACATCTCAGCCCGGATAACATTGAGGTCAAACTGGAGGTTATGTCCGACAACGTCAGGGCACATATACAGTAGACCAACCAGCATATAGTAGACATCAAGGAAGTGCGTGCCTTCCTTTTCTGCCTGCTCCTGGGTGATCCCGTGAATGTGTGTTGCGTCCACTTTGAAGTTATCGGGATAGATGATTTTGTGCCAACTGTCAACCTCCTTCCCGTAGCAATTGTACTCAACAATTGCTATGGAAACCATACGGCAAGAGTCATAGTGATGGAGGTTCTTGGTAGTTGGCTTGGCACGGGAGGTGGGGATGCCGGTAGTCTCGGTGTCAAGAGCAATGAAAGCCATGGTCAGTTGCATAGCAACTGGAACTCAGGACCTGGGACCATATCAAACAGACTTTTTTGTAAATTAGGTTTTTAAAAAACAATTCTCACATCTCACCCTCCTCGTTAAAGTCATCATTTGTTGCGTACTTTGGCTTCTTGTAACCAATCATCTGCAAGAGCGTCTTTTTCTTGGGAACTGTGACTGTCTTTTTCTTGTTCGCGACACCAAAAATAGTTTCGATGAATTTGTCATTTTCAGCAGAATTCTTCTTCCAATCATCTTCATTCTTGATAATCTTGGCAAGTTGCTGATTGGTGTAGCCAATCTTTTCATATGCCAAAATCCTCTCCTTAAGAGGCGGCTTGACACCCTTTGAATAATAATTGGTGTAGAGATTCTCAATAGGGCAAGTGATATTGACTTCAATATACCCCTTTTTAATCTTGAACCTCGAGACAACTTTAGTTAATTCTTCAGACCGAACCCTTTTCTCTTTAGGAATCTCCACGTAAGGAATAACCTCTATGTTTTTGAGGGTATTTTCTGTGAAAAGAGGGTCCAATCCAAGCAACATATCCGCCCTTCGAAGATCAGCTTCGTAGGTATTGGATATGATATTGGAAAGCTGGTGTTTGTTGGTGTTGAATTCTCTTGGCTTGAGAATCTGCCCAAGTCTTGAATCGGGGGGGATGAAAGACGTGTTCGATGAGGCATAACGCACACGCTTCTGAGCAACAGGACGGAGAGGAACCATTTTCTTGGCTCCAAACCCTACTATTATATACTCAGGAACATTTTATACATTTTTTTTTTGTACACATATTATAAATAATGGTGAAACCGGCGGTAATAGCAGGAGGAGCCTTTGTGCTCATATTGATTGTCGTGGTTGTATTAGGTTTTATGTCCAAGCCCAAGTTCTGGGGGCTCTTCTCAAAGGAGTTCGACGACTGCACATCAAACACTGTTTATATTTCAAATGCATCAACGTATCAGCTCGACGAGGATAAGAAGTGTGTACTAGTAAAGACGTGTGTATCAGGCTACGAACCAAATAGCTCAAACAATGCTTGTGAGACTATTGACACAGATACTTTGCCACCAGCAGCTTCTGAGACTGTTGACACAGATACTTTGCCACCAGCAGCTTCTGAGACTATTGACGCAAAACTGGATGATGTTACGAATGGACCTGAGAGTACGGATCTGTGGGAAAATCATACCGATGAAAACAATGTCAAAAATGCCCTTCAGTATGCAAAGATTGGAGATAAGTGGCAAGTCAGTATGTGTCAGCTTCAGTATTATCCAATGACTAACAAAGATAGCAATACAAAAGATTTGAAACCAAAAGTATGTATTGGTCAGTTGTCAAATCCTGACGGCTATTGCAGCTCGACTGATATAAATGCAGACAAATCTGGTATAATTGCACCAGGTGTATGTGGGGCGTATGAATGTCTGAGTGGATCTGTTCCATATAATGGTAAATGTGTTGAAGAGGCAACCAGTATATCGAGTAAGTGGAAGGATAGTCCAGGTGCTGCTGCTTTTTCTAACGAACTTTTAGGACAGCCTGGGTATGTTGAATTGCCAAAGGATGAGTTGCAGTATGATCGTTCCTGTGGTGCAATGTGTAAAAACATAGGAACGTCTAAGAAGTCTAACAAGCCCTTCCGCAGCTTTCTTCCATCAAACTGGAAGGGTTCGGTTGTATCATCAACGCAGCCATCAGCAAGATTTTTCAATCATTCTATTAATGACATGGCATGGAATGAGAAACTTTGGGATGAGAACACTGCAAAAGCCTATATTACGTGGTTTTTTAAGGGTATAGATGATGCTGGGAGTCGTGGTGGTCACAGAAAGAATGCTTATGATCCTACAGGAGTCAATGCATTAGAAGAAGCCAGACTTATGTACAGATGTTCAACTCATAAACAAGCTTGTGGAGATGATTTCCCAAAATTGACTCAGGTAGAACTCGATGACTGGCGTAATACATTATTTAATGGTACACCAGACTTACAAATTCCAGGAGCAATCTGTGCCTGTACAGCCACCGAGGAACCAGGGTATCTATTCACATAAAAAAATAACGCATTAAATAGTAAGATGTATTTTGTCGAAGGAAATATCGGCTCAGGTAAGTCGACATTCTTGAAGAAGCTTTCCACTGAATTCAAGGTTGTCCAAGAGCCAGTTGACGAATGGTCAAAGATGAAGAATGCCAGTAGTGGCAAGAACATCCTGGAGGAGTTTTATGAGGATCCCAAGAGGAACGCTTATCTTTTCCAATCAATTGCATTTAGGTCGAGGGTCAAGAATATCACCGACATAGATGCTGATAATGTGATTGTTGAGCGTTCAATCTATACCGACCGTATGGTGTTTGCTGAGGTGTGCAAGGAGGATGGGAATATCAATGAGATTGAATCGAATGACTACACCGAATGGTTTGATTTTGTTGTGAAGCATATCGGTTTCAAGCCAAAGGGGTTCATTTATCTCCGAACAGACCCTGAAAAGAGTCATGAACGGATAACCAAGCGAAACAGGTCTGGTGAATCCAATATCAGCCTGGAATATCTCAGAAAGCTTCATCACCGTCACGACAAGTGGTTATGCCCAGAGTCCAGTCGCGATGCGACTGTTCCTGTGTTGGTGTTGGACGTGTCAGAAGAGTTTGAGACCAATCCAGAACACCTGGAGCGGATGATTCAGAAGGTTCGGGACTTTGTAAGAGCTTGAATAAAATCATAGATTCTAGGGTTAATCCAAGTAGCAGCGGTAATAGATAGAACATATTGCGATCCCCTTTGTGGGTGCTGTAGACGAGCCACATTAGACTTGTAATGATTCCAAGCAGTATGTAACTTATTGAGTACTTTGATAGGTCTTTATTGTTTGTGTACGTGTGATACAACTCGGGACAGGTTCTTAAAATGTTTATACAAGTTGCTACGAACCCGAGACTCTCCATTATTTTATCCAAATATTATAATGGATAAGAGAACTCGTCTTATTATGTTGTCAGTGAGCGTGTTTCTTATAGCAACTGCTTTTATAGTGTGGTTTCTTCTGTCTGGTACTCCAGTGAAGGCTTCTTCAGATGAGACTCCGTCTGAGACTCCGACAGAAGTTCCTAGGTCAGGATCGTGTAGAGGGGATGTATATGGTATGATTTATCAATATGATTCATCTGGAAAGTGTGTACCAATCAGGTGTGAGGTTGGTTATACAAACATTGGTGGTCAATGTATTTTTGATGGTTCGGACACAAGCAATTTAGTACTTAACAATACGAGCTATACAAGGGCTGGGCGTGTTGGATGGCGTCTAGGAAAAATGAGATTCTAATATAATGAGTTATCAGTTCATCGACCAGGTGTTGACATCACTCAAGATAATAGGAAGGATAAAAGAGGGTCAGAAGGTTTGTGTTCGTGACGGGCTCATCCACATTGAACCCAAGTCCTCAGGAGTTACAAGTTCTTTAAAAAGGTGGATTCACGGAGACAATAGATTCACAACATTGAGTTATATAAAGAATGTTGTGAACAATGCTCTAGATTTGTGCAAGGTTTGCAGTGAGCAGGACCTCAGAGATGCCCTAAATGAGTCTATAGTTGGCTTAAGCAGCCTAGCGGTTACATATGGGACCGATGCGGCAACATTGGCAACCATAGAGGTGCTTCAGGATAGAATCAAAAAGAATATCAGTATACAAGTAAATGGAGGCAGAAGTTCCAACACCGGAGGTGTTGACCCAACAGCCGGAGGTGTTGACCCAACAGCCGGAGGTCCTGAGTCCAGAAGTTCCAACACCGGAGGTGTTGACCCAACAGCCGGAGGTGTTGACCCAGAAGCCCCTCGGCAAAAAGTTCGAAAATGAGATTGCTCAGATTAAGGAACTTTTCAAGTACCGCGAGTTGAATGCTGGTAGTATGTCCCTTTTATTGATGAAGGTGATGGGGGCTGTTGACAAGTGCAAGAAGCTCTCGGAGCTTGAGAAGAAGGGGCTTATCATCAGGATGGTAAACAAGCTTATTGAGGATATAATCCCAGGAGAGGACGTTCCTATAGAGCTTATCCTCAAGCAGATGGTGCCAGATTTGATTGATAATATCTATGAGTACACTCGTGTAAAGAATTGCCTCCCTAAATGCGTATAACAATGCTTCCAACAGTGGTAAAGCAATGTGATCTTGGTATCATCAGGAATCCGTTTGGGGATCCTGTTGTGGAACCTGGAAAGTTGGAATGTGAAAAATGTGCGATGGTGTTGGCCCCAAGTCGCACGCGACTTGATTCTCCGTGTCCAAACTGTCTTAAAAATTTGTCAACATAAATTATAAAAATGGATTCCCTACCGCGACCGTCGTACCCGGTTGTCTGGACCTATATGTGCAAATCGAACAAACGTGAAGACCTGTTAAAAGGCCAGGTCAGCAGATGTAACCTTGAATGATTGCATCTGCTGTTCTGAAAGAAAGCTGATCAAGCGTTACCTTCGTATTAGCACGAAAGAGGGTGTCCCCCTCAATAAATTCCCAACTTGGCTACACCGCAAGCACGGGGATCTCATCATATGGCGTCCCAGGAGGGATGGTGTCATGGGTGCCTCGATGCCGTGTGTGATGTGTAGAAAGGCTGTAGAAAAGTACAGAATTCAATGGGTTGCTTATACAGGTGAAAAGTGGCTGCATAGTAACCAAGATGAGATGCCCAAGTCCCTCCCAACTAATAAGCAGCGTAGGAAGATGGGGTTTACATCGTAGTAACTAGAACCATGAGTATGATTATAAAAATGACAATACCAATTGCTGATGGTATGCCCATACCTTCACCGAAAAATCCGTCGAGGAAGCCCTTGAGACCCGTGCCAGCGACGTCAGAACTTTCGTCAACGACATCTCTTGCAAGTCCACCAACTGCACCGGCCACTTTTTGGAGGAATGTTTTATTGAGATCCTCACACCTTTCATTGCACATTGTAGCACAACTTTCACCAGTCATACTTGCAGTACACAATGGGGTATTGTCTTGGGTAATGTCGTCATTCCCGGTTGATTCCTTTAGTCCCTCTATAGTCTTAAAGTCAAGGTCCTTGTAATCTTTGTCTCCAACACCAGAAGCTTCAGAATCATACCAATCATTTGGGTAACAGGTTGCTATACAAGCTGCGATATCATCGTCGTTATCAAGTTCACGCATAACCTTATCATAAACTGCTTCGAGTGCAAAACCAACACCAACCGCAGCACCGAGTCCTCCTAGTCCCTTTCCTATATCACAATAAACCGGAGCCGACTTACAAGCACCTTTTAATTTGTCAGCAATACCTGACGATCTTTTAGCCTGGTATCTGAGTGTTTGGCTATTCTTTAAAAGTGTTTCTTGTGATTTAACTGGTAATTTGTCAAAAGCCTTACTACCAGTAGTACTCCAGCTATTCACAAGTGTATCCGCTGCTATATCTAGATCAGTTTTAGACAATCCCGAAAAATAATTATCGACCTTTGTTACACCATTTCTTGTGAGATTTGTGGTAGGATTAGCCAGGTAAGTCATATCAGCAAGTTCTTCTCCTGTTTTTGCGACATCGGCTGCAGCCCCAATGACTTCGTCTGAAAGATTGAGTTGCCTTCCAAAATCTGCAATGTCACCAACATCGTCAAGATTTTTTAATTCACCAAATATTTTGAGCCTGTCAGCTGGGGGTAATTGTTTAACAACTGCTGAAAGTGCATCTGGTTTCATCGTGGAAATAGTGTTCTTGATTGCGTCTGGGAGGGCATCGGCACCAAATACGCTTGGGTCAACTTTCTTTATCGAGTCAGTAAAAGCACCTAATTCGATTCTCTTGAGAGCGTCTCCCAAACTTTTTGCCATTTACTATATACCTAGAATAAATCTTCAAAAAATTCTTTCGTCTGTGTAGCCGCTTCCATAACCCCTCTTGTAACTGTTGTACCAAATATAAGTTCGGCAAATTCCTGTCCATCATAATAACCACAACCCGTGTTTCCAGAACCATTATATTCTAATTGAAATCTTCTGCAATATGCTGGTGTAAATCTACATGTTCCAGTATCGGGATTAAATCTTACGCCGTAGCTATAAGGATTTACAGAACCCTTTTCAACTTTACCGACATTCCCTCTCTTTGTATCCTCACACAAGGCTATCAATGGATAATAAGGATACGCAAGTGCAACCTTTTCCTGTATATTTCTTTCAATCATATTTGGGTTGCTCGCGTCTCCTGGATTACCTCTGTTTACAGACCTATACGTGTTTTTGTATACAGCAAATAATGGGGGTGAATTTTCTTTATTAGAATCCCATCTCCTCCATTTTAATTCATTATACTTATTCCATTGTTCAACACCAGTTCTTGATAAAGACACCGCTATTCTGTCTTTATTGCTTAGAAACGTGTATTTTCTGATCCATCCTCGATATGTGGGCTTCACAGTTTCTATCAATTTGTCGTAAATTTTTTCATCTCTTTGTTTTGGATTCTTATTGATAGATTCTGATACTTCATCTTCAATCATTTTGTTAAATTCTTCTTCTCTTGTGAATGTTTCACCGGTAAGTATACTAACAAAATATTCACCAAATAACTCTGGTTCCTTATTTGCAACAGTAGTAATTGCATCTTCCACAAAGTCCATTGTTAATTCACCTATAGCAAGTTTAAATTCATCTGGGAAAACAAGACTTATTGGGAATATGTATGGCCATTGATTTCTTGGGACACTCGTTTGGAATTTAGTTTCAAGTTGATTTCTTACTTTTTCAGTCTGACTATTTGGTATAAATAAACTATATCCAGCTGGGTCAAATAAGTCTAAGAGTGCACTACCTATCTCAAATGCAACAGACGCTGCTGTAAATGGACCACCCGCCGCAAATTTGGCAAACTTTCCAGCATTTAGAGCCATCTTGCCAGCAAGTTTTCCAACAGCCGTCCCAACCGCCCTTTTTGCAATACCTTGTCCTAACGCCTGTACAACCCTTGGACCAATAACCAATAAAAGTTGCTCTACAACCTCGCCAATTATAATATCTTGAACAATTTGTAAAGACATTTTTAGAGCTATTTCGGCTTTAGTTGGCGTTGAACCCTCTTTTAATGTACAGCATTTACCAGCTTCATCTAAAACCATATCACCTGAACAACCACCCGATGCATCTAATCCAAACCCACACTCAAGTCGGCTTGCTTCTATAATATCATCTTTGTCAAGTCCAACATCTTCTGCAGCTTTTTCAGTGTTTTTATCCTGTTCTTCACGCTGTTTTTCGAGTTCAGCTGTTTTTTGTGTTAAAAATATTATATCTTCTTCTTCCTGGCCCTGTTGGCGTTTTCTATATAGATAGACTAATAATAGCAATATAATCACAAACAAGAATACAACCAGTATCATCTAATAATTACTTAGGTTTTTTTACGAGTAATTCCCAAAGTCATCTCCAAATTGTTGACATCCCTCTTGAGTGGCTTTGCTCTCTTGAGCTTCAATGGTTCATTCTTGCCAGTCGAGTGTGTAATCTGTGCCATCTTTTCCTCTGAATCTGTATTCATTTTGATTACCATAGACCTGTAGGGTTCCTCTTTTATTGGTGTTATTGCTCCCGTGTCAACCGTCTGGTTCGCTCTGAATTCCTCAATTGTCATAGGGCCACCAAACACCTGAAGCCTGAAACGACCTGGGGCTGTGTGAATATTCCCGAAACTGTTATACAACTTTCTTCGCATCATCATAATATTCATAGCCGTCTTACCGTTGTTGGGTCTCTCCATATTGTACGCCTTCATACAGCTCCACGAACAAAAGTTGCCTGATGTACAGAACTTGCCTGTGCGGTCGTCATATTTGTGGGGAAATCTCAATGGTTCTGTATTAAAGGGATGACAACACCACCAACACCACATTGTTATTAAAGAAACAAGTACTTGAGTCTTTAAATGATTCTAAGTATTGATGTAGGTATAAGAAATCTAGCAATGTGCCTTATTGATAATCAAAAGATTGTGCAACATTGGGATGTTTCGGGTGTCCCCCCAGAGAGTTCAGATGGCCTGTATCCCTGTATGCGTAAGCACCTCGATGACCGACCCTGGGTCCTTGACGCTGACGTCGTTCTCATTGAGAAGCAACCCGATCGCAACAAGAAGATGAAGATGGTTGAGCATTTCCTGCAGGCTTATTTCGTGATTAAGATTCCTGATAAAGAGACCATCATTTATGACGCCCGTCATAAGATTCCAGATGTGGTTGGAGCTGGCAAGGCACAGTACAGAAAGCGAAAGCAGACTTCTATTGACAGGTGCAAAGAGTTTCTCGAGAACGGTCCCGAGGGTAACCGCCATTGGCTTGAAACTTTTAAAAAGTCCAAGAAGAAGGATGACCTTGCGGACACTGTTATGCAGGCTTTGAGTTTTAATAGGGCGTCTAGTTCCAGTGCCAAAGGCACTGTTTCAAAGGAAACTAAAAAGATTGTTGGACGCAAACCAAATGAGAATCAGAAGAATACCAAATATTCCAAACCAAATCTGGTCTGGTTCCACAAAAATAAGACTCGGCAGGAACTTGAGAAGGATAAGAGGTTTATGAAAGACCTGAAGCGGTACTACAGGGACTATGAGGATTTTCTCAGCAGTATACAGGGATGAAGAACTTTGTGGATTGGTTTTTCAGAAAGAAGGATATCGATAGCACATTGATTGCTTTGTTGATTTCTATTGCAGTCAGCAACTTTATTGATGAACTCTCAAAGGGTTTCATTGACCCATTCATCAACGGTCTCATCAATACTAGTGACAAGAAGCAGACCATCGAGGTTTTTGGCAGAACATTTGAATTTGAGTTCCAAAAGATACTTGTTGGACTTGTCAAGGGTCTGTTTGTATTTTTACTCGTATACTATCTGGCTATGGCATTAAAGGCGAGGGGGTATTAGTGTATAAATGGTTCTTGACCATGGGTTCGTGCGGTTGGTCGATCACATGCCCCACAGCGATGCTGATTCTTCCATTGTTCAGGCTGCACGGGTATCATATGCAGATGGTACAAAGTCGACAAGAAATGACCGCGGTCTCATCCGATATCTGCTGCGTCACTGGCATACGACGCCATTTGAGATGGTTGAATTCAAGTTTCACATCAAAATGCCAATCTTTGTGGCCAGGCAGCACCTCCGTCACCGAACTGCCAGCGTCAACGAAATGTCCGCCAGGTACTCAATCGTCCCAGACCAGTTCTTCGAACCTGATGTTTACCGCCAGCAATCTCAAGTGAACAAGCAGAGTTCTGAGGGCGACCTCGTGCTTGACCAGGACCTCAAGGACCAACTGGTTGCCAATAAGGAGCAAGCTTTTGAGATTTACAACAGGGCTTTGGAGGCTGGCTGTTCTCGTGAGCTTGCTCGATGCCATCTGCCTCAGTCTACCTATACAGAGTTCTATTGGAAGATTAACCTTCACAACCTGATGCACTACTTGCAACTCCGTATGGAGGCTGGGGCTCAGAAGGAGATCCGCGACTATGCTAACGCAATCTATGACCTGGTCAGGCCATTGGTACCAATCACTATGGAGGCATTTATGGATTTCCGTGTCAACGCGGTTCAGCTGACAGGTCCTGAGATTGAGGCTATCAAGAATAAGAACTTTCTCAAGAGTCCTGGGGAGAATCGTGAGTTTATTGCAAAGTTGGACCGTTTGGGTCTGACGTTTCCAAATGAGACTTGTTGAAGACTTGGATAGAGCTAATTATTATATTAGCAGGATAATAATGAGGGTTGACATCATTGGTGCCGGACCCACAGGGGTGACAATAGCCTGGTTGATGAGTCGGACGCACGAGGTTCACGTGTGGGACCTTCACGACACGTGTGGTGGGAGTTGGTGGGAACCCCCAGCTCCAACGCCGGATCTCCACGCACCTAGAGTGGTCTTTAAGGATGCCTTTGTCAACACGAGATGGTTGTTTGACCAGATGGGTCTTGACTGGGACAAGTATTTCAAACCTGGCGCAGCAGTTTCTGAGAGTATTGAAATATTTTTAAAAAGATTTTCTACAAAGGATTATTTTGAGTTTGCAAAATTTTTAATTTTAGGATTTCGAGATGATGGTCGAACAATTAAGGATCATCTTGAAGGAAAGTTGACACCGAGTGCTGAGAGGTTGATCGCAACCTTACCAATTGTGATGGATGGTGTTGACTGGTCAAGGATGACTGCTTGGGAATTTATTCAAAGTTTCAATATTGTTGCACTTTCATCAAGTCAAACTCAAAAAAAATCTGGAAGAATTATGGGTCAAGATTTTGAAAAAGTTTTAAAAAAAGTTGGAGTAAAATTTCATTTCAATGAAAAACTTGTTGACATTGAAAAAAGAATTTTCGAATCTGGAAAAATTTTAAATGAAAAAAATTTGATGATACTTTGTTTGGATCCAAAAAATTTGAAAAAACTTTATCCCGAAAAAAATAAATTTTTGGAAAAGATTGAATATGGTTGTGTAAATGTTTTGCTTCATTATGACGAAAGACCAAAAAATATAAATTCTTATGAAGAGGTTGCCGACACCAAGTGGAACATCTTACCAACTTGGTTGTATAATGATAGCAATATATTGTCTTGTGTCTTGGTTGAACCTCCAAATGTTCCACCCGAAGAATTGTTGGATGGGATCCTAAATCAACTTGGTTTACCTTTTCCAAAATATTACAAATTTTGTTGGGGTTCAGAATGGGATGGAATCAAATGGGTTGGTCACCAAAGTTCTGGAATCTATTCCAACCCTGGAATGTCATATGAGAGTGAGTACCAGAACACATCCATCTGTGGTATGATGTCTAATAGGTCGACGCCATATGCAAGTATTGAGGCGGCGATCGAGGTTGGGAGGGACTTTTGTGGAGTTCCACCTTCCAAACCAATAACACTAACATTACTTATAGTTTTAATGTTACTAATTATATATGGAGTTCAAAAAACGAGGTAGCCTTGTTATGCCAAGGGTGCCTGTTGATGTGACATTCAAATGTAGGATATTCACACCAATGTATGAGAAGAATCAGAAGAAGTACCTCGAATTCGAATTGATGGAACCAAGTGTGAAACGCGTCAGAGGTATCCACGAACAGACAGGTGATTACATTCACAACAGGTTTATAAATCCTCTGCAGGGAAATGTTCTCAAGGTGAAGGTTCCCTATAGATACAATCGCGTCACTTGTAAAGTTGGGGGTATAAAAACCATACAAGAGATGCAGAAGGGTGACAATGTGAATGTCTATATAGAGTTTTGTGGGGTGTGGGGAGTTGGTGATTATTGCGGTCTCTCTTGGAAGTTGGTGACTATTGAGTGAAAGGTTCCACCGTCTGTGTCTGACTCCTTCGGAGTCAATCCAAGAGGTCAACCCACCAAGGATATTCCTCAATGTCCTTTAAAATATTTGAAATCTTTTCTTCAATCGATTTGTTATAAGTACAACCCAATTCAAGTTTGTTCTTATAACAATTTGATAAAACTATATTGTTGTCACACCTTTCCATAAATTCTTTAAGGAGCCTCTGGTTCCTGTCCACCATTTGAAACAGGGACATGGTCTATAACTTCTTGTTGGTTGTTGACTTTAACTGGGATGTCAATATTGTCAACTCCAAGTTTCTTGAGGTTATCAAACACCATCATCATACCCTCGTGGCGGTAAAATTCACGCTCCATGTTGGTTGACTGGTCCTTCAAGCGGGCCATAGTCTCACCGATAATCTTAATGTTCTCATCGATATTTAGAGACGACATTATATTGACATAAAGTTATAAACCTTTAATATTGTATGGGGACTCTAACGAGGAGTGGGTACATTATACCCAGTTCCGAAGCGACTGAAGCCAAGAAAGAACTAACTGTCCGTGCTATAGTAAATAATGAGTTTGGGTTTCCTCCACCGCCTTTTAAAGTGTTTCGGCCGACCAAGAAGTCAATCTGCGTACCAAGATTCTACGCAGAAGAAAAGTTTGGGCCAGCCGCAGAAGATAAGAGACCCGCACCAGCTTCGTTCGGAAGGGAAGTCCGTTTTGTCGGGAAACTCAGAGACAAAACCTCTCAAAATGAAGCCTTTTCTGCTGCAATCAGATCAGGTCATGGCGTTCTCTCCCTCCCTTGTGGTTACGGGAAGACGACAGTCTCCCTTGCCATCGCGAGTCGTTTAGGGTACCGCACAATGATTATTGTTCACAAGGAATTCTTGGCCAATCAGTGGCGGGAAAGGATCCAGCAGTTCTGTCCGGGAGCAACCATTGGGATTGTTCAGCGGGACAAGATTGATATTGAACACGATTTTGTTATCGCTATGCTTCAATCATTATCAATGAAAGAATACACCTTTGAACAATTTGAAAGTATTGGAACCGTCATAGTTGATGAAGCTCATCATATTTGTGCAGCAGTCTTTTCACAGTCAATGTTCAAGCTGTGCCCCAGGCATGCCTTTGGTCTGTCAGCAACCCCCGACCGTAAAGATGGTCTCAGTAAGGTCTTGACTTGGTTTATGGGTCCAATATTTTTCAAGGTTGAGAGGGAGAATCAGCAACAGGTTGAAGTTTTCCCGATTAATTTTGACTGTAAAAGATTCAGAGAGGCTCCACCCTGCAACAGGATTGGAAAGCTCTCATTGACTCAGATGATTACAGACCTTGTTGAGAATGAACAAAGGAACAATATGTTGTTGAAATTGGTCAAGAAGGCTTCAAAGGGTACCAGGCAGTTACTTGTTCTGAGTGATCGCCGGCTTCATTGCCAACGGCTTCAATCAAAATTTCCAGACACTTCAGGATTGTATATGGGAGGTATGAAGGAGGCTGACCTTCAGGAGTCTAGCCAGAAGAAGATTATCTTTGGAACCTTCAGCCAGGCTCACGAGGGCTTGGACATCCCGACTCTTGACACAATCATATTGGCAACACCCAAATCCGATATCAAGCAGTCAATTGGTAGGATAATGAGAGAGACTGTAGGAAAGAAGAACAATCCTCACATCTATGACATTTGTGACCAATGGTCAGTACTATTTGCAATGTATGTGAAGCGGCTAAAGGTCTACAATGAAGGCGGATTTAAGATTGAAGGGACAGTTGCTTCGCAACTGGAACCTGAAAAATGGGACAAGCCTATGTTTCTTTCTTCTTAGACTATAGTAAATGTCTGGTGCATTGATTGAACTTGTGTCGAAGGGTGTTCAGGATGCCTACATTACAAGTGTCGACGGAACTTCACTTTTCAAGATGAAATACACTCGCTATACAAATTTTGCTATGGCTCCCAAAAAGATTGATGTGTTTGACGCAAATGGTAGTACCACAACAAGTGTCAAGATTCCAGCACTTGGTGATCTTGTCAATGAAATGTGGTTGGAGGCTGATAACATAGCAACATATCTTTCAGGAACCACATTCGAACTCTTTATAGGTGGTCAGCTGATTGATTCACACACATATGACTATCTGGCTGATATCTGGCCAGTCTATATGGCTGAGAATCCCACAAAGTCACAGACGATGAACAATGCAATTACTCAGTCCAATAGAAACTTTTTTCCGCTACACTTTTTCTTTTGTGATAATGGATTATTCTTACCATTGATTGCACTTCAGTATCACGAGGTTGAGATTAAGATTCATTGGGGTTCCTCATCCGTTTCAAATGTTAGAGCGTGTGCCAATTATGTGTACCTTGATACAACTGAGAGAGAGGCTATGGCAAACAGGAAGATGGATATAATGGTGACACAGGTTCAAAAACATGATAGCCCCCTTTCAACAGGTAAGAATGATATTGATATATCCTACCTCAATCATCCAGTCAAGAGTCTATATTTTGGTTTTGAGGCGGAGTCTCCCCTTATTCAGAGGGATCGTTTCACATTTACATCAGGGGACCTCCAGCTGAATGGTACATATGTGTTGGAGGATATGACACCAGACTATTTCCACACGGTCCAGGGATACTACAGGTGCCCAAATGGTGTCATCAACTATGACTCGGTATTCAAGTGTCCGGTGTATACCAGGTACTATACCTATAATTTCTGTATGAATGCAAATGAGTACCGCCCAACGGGAACTTGCAATTTCAGCAGGATCGAGAACGGCAAGCTGACACTCCGTGGTGTTGAGAAGGGTACTGATAGGAGTGCCGCCGAACTCAATGTATACGCAGTAAATTACAACATCCTAAGGATTGAGCGCGGTTTAGGTGGAATTTTATTCGGGAACTAAAGTAATAGATGGCATCTGCTGGGAACCATCGTTACGCCAAAGCTTTGGTGTTTGAAGAAAGTTCTGACTATAACTCTGGTGAATCTAACACTTTGGTTTGTCAGAATGGTATACTTTACTTTAATGGCAAGCAGCTTTCATCTAATACTGGCAATCAATTTGATATTTTTACAGCAAATAAAGTGACTAGATTATCGGGTGCAAATATAAGTTGGGAATCAAATCTGGTTGTTTTGCCATACGCTGGTACTATAAGCCCAACTGCTTCGGCTGGGCAGGGTTTCCAGTCTGATGGTGATTTTTTGTACTATAATGGTGTCCAGATTAGTGCCTTTTCAAATATATATCAGGATTCTAACCCATTGACTTCAAATTCTATAACCCCTTTGGGTGATTCAAGGTTTGTTGTAAGGTCAAACCTCCAGGTTCTAAATGTTATGAATGCACTTGCAAACACTATAACATTCTTTCCAGACACTTTACATTTTGCCAATACAGCACCAAAGATTACTTTTAATTCTTCAAGTTTTGATATTCAGCCGGAGAATGTTGGAACTAACGTTCAATTCTTGGGTGCTAAAAATGGCACCGGTTCTGATTGCAATGTGAATTTTGTGAGCAGCAATACAGCAAATGAATTTGGAACCGATGTTGTTAACCTCAAGTTCAAGAACAAAGGTGATTCTGGTACGGCAAGCAACAATCACACGTTGGCCTCCATCAAGGTTACACAGACAACCCCATTCAACAGCTCACAGGGTGGTGGTTCAATGACATTGACCGCGAGAAACCCAAAGAATGGTCTGCTTGAGGCAGATGACCAGCTCACTATGATTCATATGAACACAAACCCAACTGCTAATACAATTATACTGGCACCAGACTTTGATGCTAAGGTTGGTATTATGGCTGGGTATACATTTTCAAGCACTTTTCAGATTGGACAAGATGGTAAAGAGCATTTGTCACTTGACAAGACGAGTAATACACTTATGCTTGGTAATGGGTCAAAGATACTCACAGCGTCAAATGTGTGGTTTCAGGGCACGAGTGGTGACCGAGTGACCATTGGTTCGTCTACTCAAGCTGGTGAGAAGTCAGTAGTTATCGGTACAGCTCCCTCCTCCGGGGGCGTGCCCCCTGCGGCAAATGTGGTTTCAATCGGCTTTGGTCACACTGGAACATTGGAAGCAAACGTTGTAAAAATTGGTAGTTATTCAACAGCGACAAAAGATGGTTCAATATCCATTGGCAACCGTGCAGTCGCTGGTGAGAATGGTGTAGCCATTGGCAGTAATTCTCACTGCAATGCATTTTCGGTATCGTTTGGTATTGATACCGGTGCTTTTAGACAGGGAAAGGGTTGTATTGCTATTGGTGGTGAAGCTGGACATATTGACCAGGCGAGAGACAATCCAAGCATAGGTGAAGGTGCTGTCGCCATTGGTTACCGTACTGGAAATAGTAATCAGGGAGTGCGTTCAGTTGCTATTGGTAACGAAGCTGGAAGATGTCAACAGGGTTCGGAAAGCGTAGCTGTAGGCTTCAAAGCTGGTACCCAAACACAGCAGGTACGAGCAACTGCCATAGGTCATAACGCTGGGTTTAGCACACAGGGTATTTCCACTGTTGCCGTGGGTGCCGATGCTGGCTACAGCACCCAGCAGGCAAATGCGATTGCCATAGGTTACAGATCTGGGTACAACAAACAGAACACCGCATCGATCTCTATAGGTTTGGAGGCTGGGTTCCAGGGACAATACGCGAATTCAGTTGCGATTGGGTACAAGGCTGGGTACACTAATCAAAAGTCTCGAGCGGTAGCGGTTGGTAATTTTGCTGGGTACTACGTTCAGGGTGTGGTTGGCACCGCTTTTGGAGCATCGGCTGGCTCTAGTAGCCAAGGTGATTATGCTGTTGCAATTGGCAATCAGGCTGGTGAGAGTAGTCAGAATGCTTATTCTGTTGCAATTGGCAATCAGGCTGGTTTGAGTTATCAGAATGTTTATTCTGTTGCAATTGGCAATCAGGCTGGTTTGAGTAGTCAGGAATCATATGCAGTAGCAGTTGGCAATCAGGCTGGTTTGAGTAGTCAGGGTACCTATGGTATTGCCATAGGTTTGGAGGCTGG